AACTTCAAACATGAAAAAACTATTCATTTTTATCGCTGTCGGTTTGATTCTGACCGGCTGCGGCGGAGGTACCCAACAGCAGCAAAACCAGCAAACAGCAAAACCTGCTGAACCTAAAAAACCTAAAATTGAGGTGTTAAGCCATAATGTTACCAATTCTACAGTAGGTATTACTGTTGCCGCTGTAGTAAAAAACAACACTGACAAAACAGCCTCGTATGTTGAACTGAAGGCTGTTTACCTGGATGAAAACAATAACATTATCGGTACTGGCATGGGCAACACACTGGAGCTTGAATCCGGTCAAACTAAAACAATCGAGATTTTAACGATTGATAATCTGGAAAATGCTAAAACATACCGTGTTGAAGTGGCCACAACATACTGGTAATAAACTTTTTTTACATGGCAATCAATCTCGAAAATAGAAAGAAAGACCTTTTTGAAAAGCTGGACAAAGATCGTCAAAAGGCACTCGAAGAATTTGAGAAACTCACTCCAGAAGAGCAAAAGAAGTGGCGTGAAGCCGAAGGCGACCTTCAAAACCGTATGGATAAAACAGCTTATTATTAAACTTCTTCCAGGTCGATAAAAACCTTATCACCCTGTTCAACCCGGTTGTTTACCTTGAATTTGGAACCCGGCATGAACAGGGTTTCTTTTTGCGCTTCAAATGCACTGAACCGGCTGATTGGCCGTGAGGTTTTCGAACGAATTAAAAAATTAATATTCCTGTCATCAAACAAATTGGGCTGCATGGAGGCTGAGCTAAACCCATCCCATACAATAGTCTTTCCGGGTTGGTATTGTTTCAGCACCTCGGCTGGCAGTTCAGGCACCTGGCGGTAAACCGTTCCATTATATTTAGGCATTCTTCTCAGGCTGTTTGTCAGCTCCCTTTTCATGGTCAGCAACTGGCTTTTGGTATAGTTTTCGGGCGTTTGGTCTCTAAACAAAAAGGCGTTTAGCTCTTTGTACAGCGGGGCCTCTTTGGTGTAGGCATGAATGTAATAGGCCTGCCGGGTGGTAAGTTTTGCGGTCTGCGCTACGGCTGTAAAGCCTTCGTTTTTGCGGAACTCGTCCCAGGTTTCGGCAATAAACTCGTTGCTGAAGAACTGTTTTAAGCCCTCTTTTTGGTTGCGGCCAACTTCCTCCTTCAGGTCGCCGATGGCCTTGTCAATCAGCTGCCGGGTGCCGTCGTCGGCTTTGGCATACTCTTTACCCAGCCACTTCATGTACTTTTCGTTTTTGTTGCCCATAAATTCGGCGTTCTGCAGGGTGTCGGTCAGGTTTTGCCGCTCCTCGTCGGTGGGCATGGCGTGGCGGCTGCCGCTCTCCAGCGGGGTGGCGCTTTCGAGTAGTCGGCCTGCCTGGCGTGCCGTGAGCGGAATGGCCGTGCAGCGGCAGCGGAATCCCAGCGGCGGGTAAAACTGATAGTCGCCCATCCTGAAGATTTTACCATGCAGACGGGCATGGTCGGGCCGGGTTTTGCTGTCCAGTGTGGCCGAGTATTTCCAGTACGGAAAATCGTCGGACACCTCTGTCATTCTTGCCATTTGCCCGGCGCCAAAGGCGAGTGAGGTATTGGTGTAGTAAATATTGTCGATCTGGTGCGGATGGAGCCTGGTTAACCCGGCTTTGTCGAATTCGGCGTCAATTACTTTGCGGAAGTCCTCTTTGTTTTCGCCGCGTCTGAGGTTGCCGGCCAGCGCCGCCTGAACGCGCGTGCGTATCCGTGCGTCCTGGACGACTGCGGTGGTAAACGCCTGGAACTTCATAAACGAAGCTGCCGATGGGTTGCCCTCTTTTATATCAACCTCCAGGTCGCCGGCAGCATAGTCGGCATGGTGGTGCTTTATCCAATTTTCAACAGATTTTGAACCGCGTTTAAAAGCGGCTTTCATCTGTTTTAAAAGCTCATTGGAAAACGCTTCAATGAAAGCCTCGTTAGGGTGTAATCCTCCCCCGTCGGGGGAGTCAGAGGGGGCTTTTACTTTTTTTTTAAGAATTCCCGGTAGGCATCGAAGGATGAAAGCAGACCGTCATACTCATCCGGATCAGCTTCGAAGTTGGCATTTTGCTCTTTGCCCCCTGCTCCCTGCTCTTCGCTCAGGACAAAATCATCTTCGTCGTAGCCGCGTTTCATCAGCAGTTGAGGTGTCGGTTTCATTCCGGCGTTGAAATAAATCTGATCAATTTCAGCAGCATCTTTGCTGATTTTACGCGGCAACAACAGCCGTACCGGCAACCTTTCGGCCGGCATACCATTGATGTTTTGAATTAAACTGATCAGCTGGGTAACGGCCGACATGCAAAGCGTTTTACCGCTTTCGATAGCGTCTTCCCGGATATCTAATCCGCTCCGGCTCGACGAATATCCGCCCTTGCCTTCGACCTGCATGGTCAGGTCGGTGCCGGTCCATATTTTTTCTACTTTCCGCCGCAGAATTTCGTCAATATCTTTATAGAGCCCCCCGGTAGCGCTGCGCCCGGCATTGTGCATGCTTTCAATCTTTGTTCCGTCGGGTATGGCGGCAACTCCGTTGTTGCGCAATTGGATGAGCATGTTCAGCAGGTCTGATATTTCCTGATCTTTTGACCCCGGAGGGTATTTCCCCAGCCATTTATCTCGGCCATCCTCCTCCGCAAACTGCAGCATGAATTCATAATTGCCGTTCAGCCCAACGGCCAGCCAGTAGGCGATGTCGAGTAGCCCCGTTCCGTAAGGGTTGAGCAATGTCGGTTCATGCTGCACCAAAATGAATTTGTTGGGCCAGGTGGCCATCACATCGATGCCGTCTCTATGTTCGTTCGAAAAGAGCCGCAGCACCCGGTCGCGGTCAAAAAAGAAATATCGGTGCGGGCAAACTTCTACTTTGACGGGAACGATTTTCCCGTCGTATTCCCCGTACTGGGTCACTTCGAGAACCACGAAGCCATAGTCCCGCGCCACGATTGCGTTGCGGTTAAAGGACCACGTGTCGAACTGTGCAAAAAATTGCATGAACCAGTCGGACGATGGCGTTCTGGTCGTAAAATTGATTTTTACCCCCGACAGCGCATCACGGTAGTTGATCACTTGCGGGAAAATGTCATGTTGTACTGCAACGCGGTCGAAGATGTCGATCAATGCCGATTTTTTCTTTAAAACCAGCGACGGGTTTGGAAGCTGCCTGATCGACGCTTCGAGTTTTGCTTTTAAAATCTCTGACCCGGTTCCCTGTTGTGGCGTGCTTACTGACATAATTAACTGATTTTATTTTCAAACCTGCGTATTAAAAAATCACGGATATCGAGCATATCGTCGGATTCGACGGTATAAACCTTTCGCTCCGGAAGCCGTGTCCGGGGCTCGTCGCTCTGGTGGTACTTCAGGTAGTCTAACCCGGACACATAAAGCCCGCCGGTTACTTCATAATTCAGGCTACGCTTGAGCAAGCCTTCGCGCTGGAGCGGCTTAAGTGAATAACCTAACTTTTGCTTTTGTTTGCGGGTACTTTCGGCAAGCAATGGCCACGACTCGGTAGGTGATCCACCGTCCTCCAGGTTCTGCTTCCCGCGGGAGACAAGCAACTGCCCGACCGATTTCAGAAAGCCCGGGTCCTTTGTGGCCGTTTCAATGGCTTTCTTTAGGCCACCTAATTTGGCGGCCAGCGGGGTAATATTTTTGAATTCAATTTTTATCATAGATCAATCTCTTGTAAACCCCTGTAGCATTGAGTTAATCCGGGCCGTGCGGCTGTTGCTCAGGCTGGCCACATGCACGGCTGGCGGAATATAGGCTTCGGTAGAGCCGGCCTCTAATGCAAGCGCAGCGCCCCAGAAGTAGTCGGCATGGCTTCCGTCTTTTCTGTCGGCCTGCAGGCGGATGTTTCCGGAAACGGTAACCGATTGTTTGATCAGCTGAAAATCGTCCATAATGGCCCGATCGGGCGGGATCAAAAATGAACCGTCTTCCAGGCATTTTTTCATCCGGAAGGCCATCGATTCCTTTACCGCTCCGGTGAAGTTTACGCCTTCAATGCGGCTCATTCCGTAACGCGCCTGGAGGTGGTCGACAATGCCGATACCCATTCCGGTGCGGTCGATACAAATACGGCGAAGGTTGGGCAGTTCATCCAGGTACTGGCCAACAATGGCTTCCTGTTTCGGGAAGTCGGTTCCCTGAATGGGCAGGATGTGCCGGGTGATAAACAGTCCCTTGTTCACCTCTTCCACTATCCACAACAGCGAAAGGTCTTTGAACCGGCCAATGTCGAGGCCGCCAAACAGCGCCTTACACTCCCATAGCTGGCTAAAAGGCATCAGTTCGGCCGTGGCGGCTTTCTCCAGGAGCGTGTAATTGACAAACGTTTCGTTTTCGTCCATCGGCTCGCACATAAACTGCTGCGCCCAAATGGAATCGTCGCCAACCGATTTGCGAATTTTCTCGATGTAAGCATCCTCTTCCTCGCGGGTACATTTCTTCCGGAGCGACTTTTCGGCCAAGCCCTGGCGAACAGCATCGACAAATGTGGTTTTGTAGTGCTTCCATTGCAGCTCGCCGCGCTCGAGGCGTTTGATGAACGAATAGAAAACCGACCCTTTGCCTCGGTGTGTCGAGATGATCCGGATGGGGTAGCCCCAAACCAGGGCGGCGGGAGAAGCGGCCTCCCAGACCTCCATTTCGTTGTCGCGGCGGGCGAACTCGTCGAGTACGATTTTACCTCCCTTTCCGTGAAGCTGGTTTGGAGAACTGGAGAGGCCGGTAATTTTTTTGCCGTTTTTGAAATTGAGAACAAAGGTGAGCGCATCGCTGTCGTCGATTAGTTTTCCTTCGTTCATTTCGAATACGGCGTTGAGTGCTTTTGCGTATTTTTTGCAATAGTCGATGTACTCGCGGGCGTTGGTTTCGTTGTTTGATGAAAACCACACGTTGTACAGCCCAAGGATGCCTGCGTCGCGCACATCCTCGAAAGCCTGCACGAATGTCAACCCGATCCTCCGGCTCTTTTCGTAGAGTTTGATCTGCGACTCGTCCTCTAACCAGGCTACCTGGTAGGGCATAAAACCAAATTTCGAGTAGTCGATTTTTGACATAATTCAAAAATTTACGAACCAATGTCATCTGTTAATTCCACTCCAAATGTCTGTTTGAAAATTTCAGCTGCATTTTTCTGCGATTTTTCCGCGACTTTGCTTTCGGCATCGTTTGCAGCTTCATCTGCTGAAATTGCTTTTTCATAATCCCGCATCCGGATCATCGAAGCGGCAATTTTGGTGAAACTATTGAGGAGGTCGCGCGAAGGCATCTGGTCAGACTGAAGCTGCTCTTTGATTTTTTGCGCCAGGAGGGTGGCAATTTCGCGGGCATCGTCGTGTAGCGACTCCTGAAACTCCCTGAACTTTTTTCGCTTTGCGTCCCAGTTCCCCGCACCCGCCCAATTACGGACCGTGCGCTCGGAAACGCTCAGCTCGGCGGCGATGGCCTCGAAAGTCATCAGATCCTCGACATACATACGCTGCGCCGTATCGTTGAGCAGTACCTTTTTCATTTTAACGGAGTTTACGTTCCAGGGCGGTAATCTCCCTGCTGACCTCTTCGATTTCGCGTTTCAGCCGTGCAATGTTATCGACAGCCAGCTTGGCCTTTGACACATCGATATCTATAAAATCGAGGTAGGGCGATAACTCTTCACGCACTTGGGTGACAAACATTTCACCTTCGAGGATCTTCGATTCCCGGTCGCGTTTCAGACCGTTAATTTTTGCTTCGAGGAGTACTCTTTCTCGTTCTAATGACATAGGTTTCAATAATAAAGGTTAGCTTTTGAATTTCAGTAATGAGATTGGTGATTGACGCTTGCATCTCTTTCATACTTTGATCTTTTTTTTCGATCGTATCACGCCAGCTCGCAATCTCCTGCCGGTGGTTCTTTTCCGACACAATCCATACATACATCACGGCAACCGCTACCGGTACGCCGTTGATCAGGTTCAGCAGGGCTTCTTCCATAAAAATTAAATCTAAAGTTTCAGCAAAGTAACGGCTGTAGCAGGGTAATCTCTTTCTGACAGAGGTCATTAAATTAATAATGGTATGCGGGTGCAACTTTGGCAAAAAAACAACAAAAACCAGATGCCTATGCCAATACGATTATTCACATCCGGAACCCATAAGAGTGTAAACGGTACGCTGTCGTTCAGCAACGAAGATGTTGACCGCATCCTCTCCGGCACGCAGGCCGCCGATATGCAGAAGATCCCGTTTGTGTTGGGACACCCGAAAAATAACCTTCCTATTGTTGGCTGGCTGAAAAAGTCGGCTATCAAAAAGTACACTGAAGGCGAAAAAATTAGCCTCGGGTTTGAGCGTGAAGACGCCGAACTGAGCGACGAAAGCCTGAAAGTTATCCGCGACCTGGGATCAAATAAAATCAGTGTCCGTCTCGAAAATGGCGCGATCCGGCATATCGGACTGGTAACCAAGGCCGCCGTGGAGGAAAACAACGCCCAGAACTTCTCCCAGGCCGAACTGAGCGGCATTTTCCACACCCAGGAGGACATCCTGGAAAAGCAACCATTCGATTTTTCACAGCTTTTAAAAGAGTTAAAAACAATTTTTAAACCCAATTCAAATATGGCAGAAACGAAAGAGTCCCAGCCGCAGGCAGTTGACCTGAATGCGCTGGTAGAACAGAACAAGAAGTTGACCGAACAGGTAAACACCCTCACCGGGTTGGTAACCGAAATGGTTGGCAAAGCAAAAGCCACCGCCGACTTTTCGGCGGCTGAGTACAAGAACCTCACGGCGGCACAAAAAGAGACCGCCGCTACGATCTGCGCAGACCTTGGCGCAGAGAAAATCACCGCCCTGAAGGGCCTTCTGAAAGAGCTGGCTAAGCCGGCTGTTGTGGTAAAAAACGGCAGCGTTGCCAAAGACCTCGGCGCCCCGGCGAAAGAAAGCCGCACGGCTGAAGAAATTGTGCGCGAACAGTTAAACAACTTAAATGCTTAGGTTATGAAGTTTGCACAAATAGCCGGATCGGCACAAAATACCGCGATAGCGGTTCCGATCATAACCAGCCGCAGCCCGTTGCTCAACGACTGGATTGAGTTCTTCACCAAGCCGGGAACGGCTGCAACCGTAAGAACTGAAGGCCTTAGTACCGACATTGCCGCTAAAACCAGGCAGCTTGAACAAGGCTACCAGGCAGCAACTGTACGTCCGCAGACTACCACCATCGGGCGTAAGTTCATGGGTGGAGAAATTCAGATTGATATGGCTTACGAAAAAATGGGCTACGATATTGGTTCAGAATTTCTGACTCAGTTGAAACGTCACATGATCGATTTCCCGACCATCTTCCATTATCTGTTGATCAAAGGCAATCCGGATGTGGATGCCAAACAGTTTGCAGGGTTGGAAATCCTGACCCCGGCAACCCAAAAGATTACTGCCGGAGCCAACGGCTTGGAACTGCTGTACGGAAGCGACAACGCCGCTAAGAAAAGCCAGCAGACTTTCCTGGAGAAAATCAACCTGTTGATTGAACGTTGTAAAGGCACCAGCAAGGTGTTGATTATGAACGACCGGGTGAAGGCTTACTTTAACACGGTGGCCCAGGGGGCAATTCAGCAGACGGTGAACAGCTTTGGCGTTCCGATTGATCGCTACAACAACACCCCGATGATTAACCTGGGCGATGTGCAAACTGCGCCAAGGGTTTATTCTCCAATTCTTCAGTTCAACGAAACGGTAGGCACGGCTGAAAACTGTTCGTCGATCTACTGCGTGAATTTCGCTGAGGAAGATGGCATGAGCTTTATGACCACATCAGGTGGTTTCGAAGTGTACGACATGCGGAAGGTTGATAACTGGATTAAAGCCCAGTATGAGTTGATTGCCGACAGTACGCTTATCCGAAGTAATGCGCTGGCAAAACTGGAAGGGTTAAAATTTGGTAACGAAAATCCTGCATAGTATGAAACGACTGCTTATTTTATCATTATTCGCGATGTTCGCGTTTGCCAGCGCTTTCGCAACATCGAAAACTTACACGCTTAAGAAGACCCTTTCCGACGGCGAAGGCTCCAGTTCCTATTCGTACTACCAGTTTCCGGTATCGTCGTTTGTTAATGACACCATCGCTTATGGCGACACGGTGACGTTTAACCTGTACATCGATTACAATAAACATGTGCCGGTTGCCCCGGTGCTGTACATGCTGTTCAGTGAAGCCGGCACAACCGATTCGATGAAGGTGACGAACGTAATTAACTACAGCCAGTCGGCAGCATTGGCCAATGATAACCTGGGCGGTCTTGAATCTTACTACTATAAGACGTTCAAGACCACGGTTAATATAATTGATTTTGCTTCTGCAGCCTACTACCCATTGCTGGCCGCCGATTCGATAACGAGCGCTGGTCTTGCATACCCAAGCTTTTCGCTAACGAGAAGCGTAAAGTACTCGGTAACCGTCATTCCTCTTAAGCCGGATGCAGCAGTGAAAGTAAAAGACTTCAGAATTAAGCTTTACCTGCAACCAGCACAATTTAAGTAATGTCTGCAAAAACCATCATAGAGAGATATGTCAGACGGGGAAGTTGTCCCGATGTCCCGAAGGAGGAGCTGCGTCGGCATCTGGCCGGCGTAGCCTCCAGGGACCAGCTGAAAATTACTGACAGGGAACTCGATGAAGTGGTTTTTTCCATTACGGGCGAAAAGCCCAAAAGGGGCCGGAATTCGCGACGCCGGTCAAAAACAGGGGAACATACCACCCCGGATGATTTGAAAGCGTTTGAAAGCGTTTGAAAGGGTTTTGGAAGGGGTTTATCCTGACAGTAATAAATCGCAGCATGAAATACATCACAAAAGAACAGCTGGACGCATTTTTGAATGACCGAAGCCTGAAAGCGCTGGCCGGCACCGGAGGCGCGCTTGACGACGAATTACTCAACAAGGTAAACAACATGGCCGTCGCCCGAATCAATGGTTACCTCCGTGGCGTTTATGACCTGCCCCTGGCCGAGCCTGTCGATGGCCAGCTGTTTACCATGTGCGGAAACCTGATGCGGTATTATCTGTACGAACGTCGCGATGCCGCTTCAATACCCGACAAGATACTGAAGCTATACGAACTGACCCTGCGGGACCTGGAGAAGATACAAAACCGGATCATTGTCCTCGAGGTGGCCATTCCCGGCACCGGGGAGACCCAGCCGGCAGAGCTTAACTCTATCCGGATCAATACTCCCTCGCAAAAATTTCCACCACATTTTACGGGATTCGACGGATTATGATAGAAAAATTGATCAAACAGCTCATTGAAGATGAAGGTTTAAAACTTAAACCCTACACCTGCCCGGCCGGCCGGTTGACCATTGGCGTTGGCCGTAACCTGGAAGAGAATGGCCTGCGGGCTACTGAAATCATCTATTTGATACAGACCAATCCGGGTCGTTCGGCCCGTTTTGGCGACATATCGGCAATTGACAAAAGTATCCTGGCTGTCCGGCTTTGTAAAGACTTTGAAAAACACGGCATCAACGCCATCGAAGCGGTCTACCTCCTGCGCAACGACGTAGAGCGGGTGCTGGCCGAGCTGGAAAGAGCCCTGCCCTGGTATACCCAGGCGCCCGAGCCTATTCAAATTGTACTGGCCAACATGGCTTTCAACCTTGGCCTCGGCGGCCTGCTTGGTTTTAAGACCACGCTCGAACTGCTGAAAACAGGGCAATATACCGCTGCGGCCGACAATATGCTGAAAAGCCGCTGGGCGCGACAGGTAGGACGTCGCGCACGCCGCCTGGCCGACATGGTACGAACTGTAAACCACTAATTTTTTTGATATGAAAAACAGAATTTTTGCTTTAATCTGGGGGCTTTTGATCATCCTGGTTGCCCCGGCGCTGATTGCATCTTGTGATCAAAAGGCTGAAAAAAAGGATCAGACAGAAATGGTTGCCCCGGCAGCACAGACGCAGGAGCTTGCCTTTGTGTATTCTCAGGCGCCGGTTATTACGACTGTACAGGGCGATATCCCGGCGCCGGCCGGAGAGGCGCCTTTGGATGCCGAAAATCCGCTGTGGCTACTGATATCGGGAGTGGCAAATGTGCTGCTACTGGTGATAACTACCTTCTTTGGGAAGTATTGGAAAAGGGCACGCGATGTACTGAATGCAATCAACGTCGGCCTTCAGGATAATACTCTTACGAAGAATGAGATCCGCACAATTGTACAGGCCTGGAAAGAATAACATGAAACCGTTCATCATTGCCATTTTAGTGACTTTTACCATCACCGGCGCGGGCTGCAAATTGTTGCGGCCCGGTGCCGGCCGGCAAACAACCGTAACCATCCGCGAAATGGTGCGCGATACTGCCGTGGTCATTGCCGCCGACACGGCTTCAGTGATGGCGCTTTTTGAGTGCGACAGCCTCAACCAGGTTGTAATGCGTGCCCTCGAAATCGAAAGGGGACGGAAGATTACGCCGCTGGTCGAATTCCGCGACAAAATTCTCAGGGTAACCCTGCCTGTTGACTCCGAGGCTGTGTATTTCACCCTGCGCAGCCGGTTCGAACAGCGCACCGACACGATTTACATCGGCCTTCCGGCACCCGGAAAACAGCCCGGCACATCAAAGCTTACCTGGCTGATCCGGCTGCTGGCTGCCCTGGTCATACTTCCGGTAGTTTTAAAATTAATCAGCCTGTTTAAAAAGAGATGACGCCTGAAAACCTCGAAAACCTGTTAGTTGCCGAAATCAACGCGCTGGGTCTGCCGGTACGGGCATATCCCCAGGAGCCGGGGAACTATTTTCCGGAACACGATCCCGGGGAGGTGCTTATCAGGTACGAGGGGCGCAAACCGATCGGGCGCGATTTAACAGGCATGAACAGCAGGGTTAAGTTCTTTATCGAAATCGTAGTTGTAACACGGCAGGTTCGCGGCGCCGGCGGAGCTTACGATACCCTGCAGCAGATTTACGACCGCCTGGAGGGACGCACCCTCGACGGGATGGCCGGACAGCTCACCCTTGATGCCGAAAGCTTTCTGGATGAAAAAGACGGTTTGTGGCAATTCGGGCAAAAGTGGAGCGTAGAGGGTAATGAATATCAACACTATTTTGATGACTACGAGAAACATCACCTTGGGGATACGTAACACGGTGGCCTCAATTCGTCAATGTATCCGGATTATCCTGGAGACCTCGAAGGGAGAGGTGCCCTTTCGGCCCAACTTCGGCCTTAGCCCCGAGCTGTTGCTGGATGGCCAGGCCAACGATGTGGATATTGCCTATGCGGTGATCGACCAGCTGACAAGGTATGAACGCCGGATCAGGGTGAGTAAAGTAACCGTGGAGCCTGTTGCCACCAGTCAGAAACTCGTTACCATCCACTATACTATCATTGCATTGAAACAGAAAGACATTTTAACACTTGAATTATAATGGCTTATTTACATGGAATAGAAATTAAGGAAACGCCCCGGCCGGTAGTTCTGGCAGTGGGCGATACTGCCATTATCGGCCTGGTAGGCATTGCCCCCCGGGGTAAAGTAAACGAACCGGTGCTGGTAACGAGCCTGGCTCAGGCGCGGGCCGATTTTGGGGAAGATATTGGCGGTTTTACGATTCCCGCTGCACTCGAGGTAATTTTTAGCCGCGTCAGTGCGAAGGTGATCGTAGTCAATGTGCTTGACAACGAAGATGCCGAAGCCCTGATGGATTCGGATAAAATGACCCTCGCGGCGGGGTATTGGGCTACCGGCATTGGCAAAGCTACCCTGCCCGAAACGGCAGAATACTCCGGCGAAATAAGTGCCGGGCTGGAACAGCTCCTGCATACCGAGGACCTGATTGGCATGAAACCAAACATCATTATCGCCCCGGGCTACAGTCAGCTGGATGCGGTGCTGCCAAAAATGGCCAGTGTGGCTACGCTGCTGAATGGCCTTGCGGTAGTCGATGTGGCTGCCGACTCGGTAACCGCCGCCCTTGCGGCGCGTGCTTCGGGCGCTTACGCTATCTCGAGCGCGTCGGTGGTTTTGTGCTATCCGCGCGCTATTCGTTACAATTCGCACGAGGAGGAGAAACAGCCTTGTGCGCTGTCGGTATTTTGGGCAGCCGCAAAAGCCAGCCGCGACGCTGAAATGGGCTACTGGTACTCGCCGTCTAATAGCGAATTTACCAGCATCCTGTCAGCCGAAGTGGCGGTACGCAGCAGCCTGACCGATCCGGCAGCCGACACCAACCTGCTTAATGCACAGGGTATCGTGACCCTTTTCCGGCGCGCCGGATCGGGTTACCGCATCTGGGGAAACTGGACAGCCGCTTTCCCGACCGAAAAAACTCCCGACGTGATGATCGCCCCCCGGGCTGTGCGCATGGCCATCCGCGAGGCCCTGATCGACGCAGCGATCAACTACCTGGACAAAACAAACATCACCCGCATTGGTATCGACATGATATTAAACGACGTGAATGCTTTTATCCGCAACATGGTAGGTAACGGTATCCTGAATCCAGGTTCAGAATGCGCCTTTGACGGCAACAAAAACACAGCGACCGAAATTGCCCAGGGCCACCTGACCTTTACGCTTACCGAAGTGTTTGCCCCGAGCCTGGACAAACTGACCTTTGAGGAAGTGATCGATCTTGAAGCATTAACCTTTTAACCTTGCAGAGCTATGTTGAACAGTATTTTTAACGCAAATGCCTACCGTGACGGAAATACCCTGATCGGAAAGATCGAGCAGCTTGACCTGCCCAACATCAAGTTTAAAACCGAAGATATCGCCGCACTGGGATTGTTCTCAACGATCGAAGTGCCCGTTGGACTTGAAAAGATGGAAGCGAAAATTAAATGGAACGCCATTTACGACGAGGACTGGAAAGCTGCCAGCCCTGTCAGCAAATCGACTGTTGTGGTAAAAAGCAACATGACCAAACATGGCGCTGACGGCCGCACTGCACAGGTACAGGTTACCGCAACGATCCGCGGCGTTTACAAGGAACTTCCCTCTGGCAACCTGAAAGCAAATGCAAAATTCGACGGCGCCGAGCACCTGCTCACCGTGAACTATTACAAGCTGGAGGTAGCCGGCGCAAAGATTTATGAAGTGGATATTTTCAATAATATCCTTTATGTAGGTCAAACTGATATTCTCGAATCCTTCAGAAGCAACCAGTAATGGCAACACTTCCGGAGAATAACGCGACCTGCAGCTGGGACGAAGGGATTTACCAGCTCGAAGCAACCGATCCGGTCGAAGGCGGCGCCAGCGGCGTTGCAAACCGGCAGGCGCGGGAGCTGGCCCTTCGTACCCGTAATCTGCACAACCGGCTTGAGGAAACAGAATCGAAGCTGGAAGACGTTGAAACGGGAGAAACAGCTGTGTCGACCGTGCGTGGCGGGGTTAGCGAAGAGTATAATACGCTGCTGAAGCTGCGCAACTGGGTTAACCAGCAACTGCAGGCGCTTGGTGGCGGCGAAGAGCTGACCGGCGCTGCGGTGCGCGACCTGCTACAAACCCTTGCCGGGGATGCCCGCCTCGACGCCGCATACATTAAAAACCTGCCCGACGCAGGCGGCGGCGAAGAGCTGACCGGCGTTGCGGTGCGCAACCTGCTGCAAACCCTTACCGGGGATGCCCGCCTCGACGCGACGTACATTAAAAACATTGCAACACAGATCACCGCTTTTGTCGTGCGCGACCTGTTGCAAACCCTTACCGGAAATGCCCGCCTCGACGCGGCGTATGTCAAAAACATACAGGCTCAGCTCGATGTGGTGAGGTCAATTGAATGGGCTGCCGGTTATTCGACTAAAGACAACAAGCCGTGTCGAAGTATTCATTGGGAACATACAACTCCGACTGGTAGTTCGCCTATTCTTGAAGTAGAGCATAGCAGCCTGGCCGACGCCAGCAGCACATTCGCCAACCGGGTAGTATCTCAACTGCTTTTTAATAAAAAGATTGCTGAAATAGAATCGCGCCTCACCGCGCTCGGAGGATAAAAAAACATTAAAGTTATGGCTGAAAAAATTAATATGACACCCAAGCAGTCGGGCGACCAGCTGACGGCTGCCGAGTTTAACACGATCGTTGGAAAAATCGATGCCGCAATCGAAGAAGTGAATGGCCATGCGTCCAGCCTGGCTGAAGCGCAGCAGGCGCTGGGCGGCCTGGCAGATGATCTGGATTCAGAATCTCAGGCGCGCCAGCAGGCCGATTCCGGTAAAGTTGACAAACAGGAGGGCCTTGGGCTTTCGGAAAATAGTTTCACCACCCCCGAAAAAACGAAGCTGGCGGCCATCGATCATCAGGTTTCACAGGTGGTAACCTGGGAAACCGGCGAAGCGAAACCGGTAATACTTGCCGACAAACTTGCCGGCGAACTGGTTGAGGGCAAAACACACGTTGTAACCATTATTACGTTTAACGATGAAAGTACTGCAGCAACTATAAAAGTTGTTGGCGATAATGTTGTTGACTTTGCAGCCGATTTGGACGGTGCAGTAATTGCCATTGCCGAAAATACCGATGGGTCAATTATAATTGGAGGAAATTTTACAGGCATGTTGAAAAAGCTGGCTGCCGACGGAACCGAAGTTGCTGAATTTGCAGCAAATATGCCGGAGCTTAACGGCGAAGTGATAGCAGTGGCTGTTAATACCGATGGGTCAATTATAATTGGAGGAAATTTTACAGGCATGTTG